TGGATATTCTTGTGTACGCCGGCCATAGGCTTGACGAAATACATCTACTTGACGACTTAGGAATTGCTTAGACGCATTTTCTTCAGCCCTCGAATACCCCGCCATTTCACCGGCTTCTATAATCCATTTACCTTGAATACCTTCTGCAGCTTCCTTACCCTCAAAGGTGTTTAAGCCATCAGCATACCACTTCTTACCCATCGTGCGGATAAGAGTACTTTTCCCAATACCTTGACCGCCGATAAGAATTGGCATCGTGTCATACTTGCATCCAGGCTCAAACGCTCGCGCTACTGCCGCCGTAAATGACTTTCTAGCGGCTGCACGAGTATACACATTGTCCTCAGCCCCTAAGTAGTCGATGAATATGGTATCTAATCGGGCAATGCCGTCCCAGGATAACCCGTTAAGGTAATCTAGTACTTCATTAAATCCATTTTGTTCAGCACACATGATGAGGGCATCCATGATTTTATCTTTGCCGGTAATATCATATTTATTTTCTAGGTACCACCGTAAGCCCGCATCATCTGCATCGGTCCATATGCGAAGTCCTGGCGTTGGATTCCATGGTAGGGCCCCTTTTGCCACGTATCTTGAACCAAATCTATCATAGGCAAGTCTACCGACAAGCGCCGGATCATGGTGCATGATTTTAAGCATGTTATCTAATGTGTTCTTAGGTCGACCATTCTCGTCGTACTTTAATGTCGAGCTTTTCATCCAGTCAACGTTCGTCAACGCATTAGGGTCGAGATCGGATGTCTCAGAATGAGCCGATACGTCCGTGATAATATCAGCAAATACATTTGATGCCGATTCTCGGGCGCGAGCCATGTTGAGTTCGTTAACGACTACCGTATCTTGCATAGCTAGTTTAGACATAGCCAAGTAAGATGGCAGTTTGTGCCCAGGTGTTCCGTCCTTAGCAGTTTCATCTAAGCTGTGGAACTTATGCAATCGGATAAGGTCAAAGGCATTAACCAGTTGACCACTGCACGGGTCAGTATTATGGTGACTGAACAGGAATGTATCATCATCATATATAACCGCCCCTGCTACCGTTGAGCCAGTAACGAACGTTAAACGGTCCTCGCTGCCATCAACATCGACATATGCATGAGGTATGAATTTATCAATCGCCTCACGGATTCCGTATATTCTACAAAAGGCACCTACAATACCTGGCTTTTCTCTCGGGTCAGCTTGCTTTGCAAGTAACTGCTTTTCATGCTGCGATGCTTCTTTACCAGGTACCTGTGGCCAAGAACGTACATCTCGCCAATCAGTATATTGGCCGAGCATACCGTCAGCAGATAAGAACGCCTTATCACCTACGTAATATACGTATTGCGCATCGTTAGGACATGATGGCCAATACATAAGCCGAGATGCCTCGAACGTAGTTCCATCCATCATACCGATGCCGATGAGCTCCGCCAGCTTACGAGCGATAGGCTCATATTCGTCAGGGGTCATCGTTCTATCAGTCGGGACGATAACACGTAACCGCGGACGATGCACAGTGTGAGAACGGGTTGAGTAGATGGCATAAGCCATGCCGAGGCTGTCAATTGTGCGAGCGACGTTCTCAGTTTCCCCAGGCGATATGGCATCCATATCAAGAGTAATCAGATCACGCCCAGACACGTTAATAGCTTTACGCTGCAGACCGTTTAACGTACCACCAACAAAGCCGCCTATGTCCTTTAGCTTGCTTTTCTCAGATTTTGGCAATCTGTGGTATTCGTCCACGGTTTCTGTCGTACGAACGGGGATTTTGAGGCGTTCACAAAACTCAGACCATAGCATCTCCGTACGGGTCCATTGCTTTGATGTGCGACTCGCACCGATACTGATGGTAATCAGTTTATCGTTTTGCAAGTGTATCCCCTCCTAATCTTTCATGTAATAGTCGTTAGTAAATCCTGCGGATGATAGTAGTAGCCCATCTGCCCAAGGTATGGCGATTGAGAATATGGCATTAACATCATCTAATGTTGATTCTGCGTTATCCTTGTTGATTTCAAGTACAGCTTCATCATGGATATGCATAATAATTTGATATCCTACATCCTCCAATCGGCGTAATGTTAATGCTAAGCAATCGCGAGCGACTGCTTGTGTGATGTTTTCGACTAATTTGCCTCCATAGGTACTTTCAGTAACCCATGCGGCGTTTACTTTAGTCTTAAAATGTACAGCATCCTTACCAAATGCATTTTGCTTAATGCTTGGGCTAGGATAAAATAGCTTACGTCCGCTAGGTAGTTCAATCGTCATATATCGGTATCCATATATTGGATCAATTTCCAAACGGAACATAATGCCGTGGTCGAGGCCTATAGGATTCCCGGTAGTAACGGTGTACACGGCCGCGTTTTCAACGGCATACCATAAATCTCGTATTCTAGGTGATGCATTACGCCATAAATTTACGATTTCAGGTAATTCTTCCTCATGGAGCCCCATATCAAGAGCGCCCATGGCTTTTAATGCATTCACTCCACCTTGATAGCCGAGTGCCAATTCAGCGACTTTACCTTTTTGTCTAAGGTGCCCATTCTCGCCATGTTTAACAACGGGAACACCAAACATCGATGATGCGGAAGCTCCCCCATGACTTTTCGGCAAACATAATGGGTTGATGAATCTGCTCCACATAGGGCTTCATATGGCTCGATGCCGTCTTGTCCGCCACGAGAATCCCCTCGGGGCTTGCCGCAACAACGAGATTCTGTCCACCCATCACCAGAATCGGGACATCCAGCTCGTTGACAACATGGGTGCCGCTGCAGCGATCATCCGTTGTGACATTGCCGAGGGTCGGTTCCTCCATGATCTCGGTCAATGTGTTCCATGTGCCGATATCCTTCCACGCTCCTGCATAGCGCAGGACACCGATATGCTTTTCCCGTTCGACAACGGCGTAATCAAAGCTGATCTTTTCAAGACGATCATAGGTCGAAAGCAGTGTCTCGTAGTCCGAGCATCCGAGCAAGGCATGGGCACGTTCCAAAACATAACCCAGACGATATGCAAAGACACCGCTGTTCCAGAGTGCCCCCTGCGCAATGTACGCCTTCGCAGCAGCTTCATTCGGCTTCTCACGGAACGAAAGAACGCGGCTTATATTCTCCTTGTCCTGCGGCATGATATAGCCGTACTTCTCACTCGGATAGGACGGCTCGATGCCCATCAGCATGAGGTCCGCCATGCCTTCTGCTGCGAGCGGCGTCAGATGGCGAACCGAGAAAAAATAGGCATCCTCAACATAGGGGTCAACCGGGCAGACGGCAACAGCTTCATCGAGCGCGACGCCTTTCACATCATGCAGATAGGCGCTGACAAGCGCGATCGCTGGAAACGTATCACGACGGCAGGGCTCTACACAGATGTCGACCATATCGCCCAGCTGGCTGCGCAAAGCAGAAACCTGTGCTTTCGATGTCGCTATCGTGATCTCTGCATCCGGAATCGCATGACCCACCTGGCCGCAGACACGCTGCGCCATCGACTGCCGCGTACCGTCACTCTGACGAAAAAGGGGAATGAACTGCTTGGAACGAATATCATTCGACAGCGGCCAGAGACGCTTCCCTGAGCCGCCTGAAAGCAGAACAATATGCATACACGCTCTCCTTCAACGGGAATCTCAGCGCCCGTACTGCTCCATATCCGCCCGTACCATCATGCGGACGAGGTCAGCGAAAGACACCTTGCGCTGCCAGCCGAGTTCCCGCTCTGCCTTTGACGCATCGCCCCAGAGGAGTTCCACCTCGGCAGGGCGGAAATAACGCGGATCGACATCGACAAGCAGCCGACCAGACTGCGCATCATAGCCTTTTTCCTCAACACCGCTTCCGCGCCACGCGATCCCAATGCCCGCCTCGCGGAAAGCCAGCTCCGCGAATTCGCGCACGGTATGTGTCTCATTCGTCGCAAGCACATAGTCATCCGGGGTTTCCTGCTGGAGCATCCGCCACATCCCTTCGACATAGTCTCCCGCAAACCCCCAGTCACGCTTTGCGTCAAGGTTGCCAAGGGAGAGCTTCTCCTGCTTCCCAGCCAGCATGCGGGCAACGGCAAGCGTAATCTTGCGCGTCACAAAGGTCTCTCCGCGGCGCGGCGACTCATGGTTGAAGAGGATGCCGTTGACCGCGAACATATCATAGGATTCTCGGTAGTTCTTCGTAATCCAGAAACTGTATAGCTTTGCCGCACCGTAGGGCGACTTCGGATAGAACGGTGTCGCCTCACTCTGCGGCACAGTGTCCGGAAGCCCACCGAAGAGCTCCGATGTCGATGCCTGATAGAAGCGAATCGGCAGTCCGCTCTGCCGCACGGCCTCAAGCAGGCGGATTGTTCCGACACCCGTCGCCTCTGCCGTATACTCTGGCACCTCG